GACGTGTGCTCTTCCGATCTCGCCCGTCTTTGTCGGCTTTCATCAGCTCCACCATTCGTGAGATGGAGTAATCACAGCCGGAAAGTGTTTCCTCAATTTCCCGAGCCTCTGCGCACGCCTGCGGGGATAATCCAGCATCTTCGTAAGCCTTTAGCCGCTCCCACACCTGCTTCTGCGTGCAGGTGCCGCTCTGCCGGCACGCCGAGTCTCGGCACTGCGCAAGGTCACAAAAGTTTCCTTCAAATGTTAGTCGCTCCATCGGCATCCTCCTTGTCCTCGAACTGCTTCAAATGTTCGCGCAGCTCCGCGCACACCCATGCTGCCTGATATAGCAGAGCCAAAACGTGCTCGAACGATTCAACATCTTCCCAGAGCCATTCGGCCATCATCATCGAGAAGGAATCATCCGAGATATCCAAGTCCACATACGGGCAGTTCCATCTGGTCAGATTCCGCGACAGGTCAAACAGGCTGATGTCTGCGCCGTTCTTCCCGTATCCGCGCACCCATACCTCTTTGTCCTTGACGTAGAACAGGTTCAGCGCCATTTCAAGATTGTTTTTCGGGGTATCCGTTGTAAGTCTCATTCCTTTTCTCCTTCCTCCGGCGCTTCCGCCAGCGGCATCCAGTGGGTGACTACGCTGCCGATGCAGTCCCGCATTGCAATGCCATCATATCTGCGCCACGTATCAGCGCTTGTTCGGTATGCTTCTCCAACAAATACGCCGTCCGTAGCAAGAACGCGCGTTCCAGGCTTTGGGTGCCTGTCATCCACGCTAATCCACCGCGGCACCTTCTCCCGCAGCGCCGCATTCTCGGCGGTCAGGCGCTCGATCATGGTGATAGCTTCATCCGCCAGCCGCTCCGTGCAATGCACATACTTCATTTGTGGGCAAAGCCCGCAGCCCTTCTCTATATGCGTCGCGCAGATACGCAGCGCCTGTATAATTTCCTTGTCTGTCATAGCGTGTCTTCCTCCATTCCTTCAAAAACTATCTGTCCCGGCAGAACGCCGTCCTCCATCCACCAGTGCATCACGTCCTCGCCGGTCTGCCACGCGCACGGAAGTTCTCGCTTGCGACGTTCCGCAAGCATCCTGTCAAACGCCCGGACATACGCAGATTTTATTTTCGGGTAACGCTTAAACTGCGCATATCGGTGTTTCCCAGCCATCGGGCAGCCGATGCACCCCACGCGCTTCCATCCGCATTCATACAGCGGATTCATGCAGATCTTTTCGGCAGAAGCGTAGTCTAACACATCAGATTCCGTCCAGTCGATGATTGGATTGATCGTCCGCGTCCCCTTGAGCTGACAGTTTTCCATCATCATTCGGCTTTCGTCGTTGTCATTCATCAGCGTCAGCCGCTTGTCCTTGCTCTTATGCAGCGCTTCCATGACGCCGCGAGATTTCCGCTTTTGCGATTCCGCCCAGCGAACGCCTGTTGCAATCCATCTGCCTTTCCCACCGCCCTCTTTGAGTTCTGCGCAGCAGTAGCGCAACAGGCGTGTCGGCGGCATGAGCTTTCTCGGGATCAGATTCCACATCGTCACGTTTCCGCCGTCCGGCGTCCGGTGCGTATCGATTGTGCACTTTACGCCTGCCAGCTCCAAGCGGCGGAAGGTATCCCGCACATGCCAGACAGTCTCCGGCGCGTCCGCCGTGGTCAGCGAGTGCAAAACCTCATACTGGATACCGGCTTTGCCCGCCAGATGCAGAAGAACATCTGAATCCTTGCCTCCGGAATAAGTGATAACAAGCGGCTGCTTGTACAAGCGCAGGCTCATTTCTGACGCCATCCGTAGCCGCTCCATCGCCGTCTGTTCTAAATCGCTCACGTCACATTTCCCCTCCTATTTTCCGTTTCCCCCTTGCTGCCCTCCGGCAGTTTCTCGCTCCGCCATCGGTCATTTGGCTTATGTCGATGATCTCAGCGCGTTTGTCGTAGCCCGCGTTCCGTTCAGCCTCATAGGCAAGCCACGCTTCGCAGGTAGCCCCACAGCCCGGTTCGCGTCGCGGGCAATCCCTGCCGCATGGCCCGGCGTATTTTAGCCTGATCATGTCTTCCTCCTGACCTGCACCGTCACTTCTGCCTCCCAACACTCCGGTTCTCGGACGGTGATAATCTTCCACCGCCCGTCCTCCGGGTCCTTGACGCTGACGAGGTAAAACGTCTTGTTCTTCATCTTCTGCGGGTACTTCTTCGCCCGGATGGGCGCCCCAAGCTTCGGCATGAGTCGGGGGAATATTGGAAGCGGCTTTGGTATGACAATCCAGACCTCGACTCCCTGCTTCATCATGCCTCCTCCCCCAGCATCCGCTGAATCGCCGCTTTCTGTAAGTCGCTCAGATCGCCGTCGTGATGCTGCACGTTGTAGCCCGGCTTCTTCCCCGGCTGTGACGGCGCGCCCTTCTCATGTTCTTTCGATTCCCACGTCAAAAACTTCTGCTTCCAGTTCCGTACGGGGTCACCCTTCCCGTCGACCCAATTTCCGGCAGAATAATAGTCGAAAAATTTCTGTGCCAGATTCGGGACTCCACGCTCCTTCGCGTATGCGGAAACCTCTTCCAACGTAGGTGGTATAAATTTCTTACGTTTCTTCTCAGAAATAGAACTACTCTCTTTTCTATTTCCATTTCCATTTCCTAAAGGTAATACCACGGTATTACCGCAAGCACTACCATCAGCCATACCAGAGTTATCATTTTCTTTGTTCCAACGCTTGCTGATGTTCTCCCTTTGACGCTGGCAATGCTTGTCCCGTTTTTCGATTTCAAGCTCCATCCGGCGATTGAAGTACTTGCCGTCATCATCCTTCTGAAACTTGCTCATAACCTCGTCTGACGGCTTTTTGACAGCCCGTATGATTTCCTGCATCGTCATATGCCCGCGCTCTCTTTGGAGGCACAGGAGCGTGATATACTGCCCACGCTCCCGCATATCCATCAAGGCACAGCCGGAGAGGAAGTCCGACGTGTAAAACAAGACGGCAGGGTCTTTGTTGTTTGCCATCCCGCCACCGCCTTAGAACGGCGGTTCTTCGCCGTCATCTTCCATCATCGTAAACCCGCCGGGGTTTGCCGGGTCCTTCGGCTCCGAAGATTTCTTTCCTTCGCCGAAGTAAACACGGTTCGCCACGACTTCAGCAGACCGGCGCTTGTTTCCGTCCTTGTCCTTCCAGTCGCGCAGCTGCAATCTGCCGTCTACGACAGCCATGCTGCCCTTGAAGAAGTATCCGCTTACAAAATCCGCTGTTCCCTTCCACGCGACGCAGTCGATAAAGTCCGTCTCTTTCTCTCCGCCCTCCGGTGTGAAGTCGCGGTCAACCGCCAGCGTGAAGGATGCGACCGACGTTCCTCTCTGCGTCTTTCTCAGTTCCGGGTCGCGCGTGAGCCGCCCCATAATAACAATGTGGTTCAGCATGCTTCCTCCTTCTCCCCGAAGATGGTTTTCAGGATAGCGTCAACCTCATACGATTTCAGTTCTTTGTACGCTCTCTCGAGCATCTCAAGCTTTGTGCTTCTCGACACCAGTTCCTTATACTGGTATGCGTCCAGATAAACAAGTGATTTGCGTTCTTCCATGCTTACATCCCTTTCTTATAAATCAGTTTCGTTTCATCCCAATCGGGATATTTCATCTTGAGATACCACCTGATATACGCCTGCATATGTTTTCTCTTTTCCGTCTGGTCAAAGTCTTCGTGGCACTTATTGCATAACGTCACAATGTTCTCTTCGATTCCAAGCCCGCCCTGCGAGCGTGGGATGAAGTGGCACCACGGATTGCCGGGGTGAAGGCAGACGATGCAGCGCCCGCCGTCGCGCTCCCAGACGGCTTTCTTGACCTTCTCAGGTATCTTCGTTGCCTTCGTTTCCTTACGCATCGTACCTCCATATATAACCCTTGTGGGTGCTCCGTTTCCCTTTGCAGCAATTACTTACACAGCTTGGCTGGAATCCAGCATTTTTGCAATCATTCAATGCAGAAAAACGAATTATCTCACCCGTGGTTATGTTCTCTCCGATTACCGGCTTTGCAAATTTAGAATCTAATGTCCTCTTAAGCCGCGACAGCCATTCTTCTGTCCGTACATACCTCCCACGATTTGCAGAATAAGCATAATTCCCGTAAATAGTCGTGTATTCGAGATTGTCGGCATGATTGTTCAATGGGTTAAAATCTTTGTGGTTTACGACATCTCCGTTACCGGGGCACTCAAATGCATCAGCGACAAGCCTATGTACAAAATGGCGCTTTTTATGCCCGCCCCTGTCGGACAGCGGTACACGCATATATCCTTTGCTGTTTGGATTTTGCTTTAGTTCCTTTCCGAAATAGTGAAACGTCCGGCCATTCTTCCTTGTTAAGCAACGTGCGACGGAACGAACTCCCCCGAAGTTGCTCACTTCATAAAGCCCTTCGTAGCCTTTAACTGGTCTCCATTCTTCCGTTTTTTTCACCCCATTCTAAATTCATCCGTGCCAGTTCTCCCGGCGTAAGCGTTTCAATACCTAAGTTCTGCGCCTCTTGCACGGCTCCTTCAATTAAGTGCGACATTTCCCTGCTATCCATCAAATGGGTCTGTTTGAAAACGATATAGCAGTTAAAGGTTACGCCGCCCTCGGTTCGCGTGTCGAAGCACTTTACATAGCGGTAAATCCGACTGACATCCACAGAAACCGGCAGCTTAAAGCCAACCTTCATGCCGTCGTTGTCCCGTTCAATGGTTCCGTATTCCGTGACAAGGTTCGTTTTGACATCCTCGAACCCTATGTGCGTCACATCCGAGATTTTCCCGACAAGGAGATGAAAATAAGCGTTGGCGTCCAGACTCCGTTTCTTCCGGAACTCTTTAATTACCATTGTGTATTTTTTTTGCGGTTCAAGCGCCCCATAGATCGTCTGGGCTTGCGCCGGGAATTCAGGCTTGAGCTTCAGCCAGCTCCCAGAAGCGTCCATGCTCCACGAAGCTTCAACGATGTTCAGTTCTATCATGCCTTACTCGCGCAGTTCCAGCAAAGGCACCTGCCAAAGCGCTTTCTCGTCTTCTCAGCGACCTGCAAAGCGGTAAACTGTGTGCCGCCTTCCATGACCTGCGTGATCTCTCCTTTACAGTCCGCGCAGACAAGGCGCGGGGTGCTCGGTGTCTCAGCTTTCCCACCGTGTCCGAAGGTGTAGACCGTCTTTCCCTTCGATGCAAGCGTCAGCGTTTTGATTCGCTCCTGCTCGTCGTAGGTGATCTCCGTCACGTCAAACTGGTCGGAGCACTGCCAGCGTCCCGTCTTGTCGTTCTTTTTAAGTCTCTGGCACTTCGTCGCGTCAATCCAGATAAACGGTGCAGAGTAAAGTTCTCTGCCAATGCCGTGCTTGAAACCGGCGCGTTTGAATGCGTCCGAAGCTCGCCCCTTCTCAGCCTCTGTGTTGCTCTCTGTGCCTGCGTCCCACTTCCAGATCAGTTTCCCGTCCTTTCCGTAGTCCACGCCGATACCGCCGTACAGAACGCCATCGACCAGCTTAAAATCATTCTCCCAGTTCTGCGCGCCTACCGTCTCGTCCAGCAGGTCCGCATCCGTTCTTGCCGTCTTGTACAGCAGAATCGACGCGCCCTTTTCGTTGCACTGTGCCACGCGGCACTCGATCTCATCCGGTCGCAGCAGCCTGAATTGCTTCATTTTCATCCATCCTTTCAAACGGGCATTCCCGCCCAACATATCTGCCAGCCCACAAAATCGGTTCGTCTGTCAATGCGCATCTTCTGGCGCTCTGGCGGTAAAACCGGCAGGCATCACAGCAGATGTACGCATTGCCTTTCAAGTCCACGGGGAACGACATACGAACCGTTGCTTCGACTTGGATATATCCGCTTACACCGGTTTCAAAGTTCGCCATGTTTCCTCCTTCTCAGCCGGGGCAGAACGTCTTCTTCTGATACCCCAGCTGCTCTAATATCCACTTTGTTCCCATCGTCTCTACCAGATCGCAAATGACATGATTGCCCGGGTCAAAGTTCTCAGAATCGCACACGAAGATATCTCCATCGTTTCCGGCGAAGTATTCTTCGCCTTCGTAAATCTCAGCGCCGAACCGGTCAAACATACATTGCGCTTGCTGCTTATCTTCCATCATTCCACCAACCTGTATCTGGCATAGCTCGTATCCTCGCCATACCGGTTCTTGCTCGTTTCCATGTCGCGCCGGATGTTGTACCCTTCGCGCTTCAGATCGTAGACACGCGCGCCCAGCCGCATGCAGCCGAGGTCCTGCATCGCCTCGAGCTGCGTAATGCTGCCGACTGCTTCATATCTACCTCCAAAGTCGCGTGAAGTACGTGCTGAAAACAATATCTCTGTACGTAATGGTTCGAGGTTCTTCATGTACGTCTTCAATGCCCTCAGCTGCTTGATCGGTTGTATACAAAAGCCATTCCCAAAAAACGTTGCAGCCCTCGCACTGCTTGTGTTCGTTCTCGCATTCGTTGCACGGTCGCACCATATTAAGACTCCATCAGCACCGCGCCGCCGAAGAAGATCACCGCCGCGCCGCCGAGCGTGAACGCCGCCTTGAACAGCCCGAAGCCCAGCAGGACCGCCGTGCCGCCCAGAAGGACGCAGCCAATCGAGAAGCAGAACGCCTCCGAAGCCTTCAAAAGCTCCGACTTCCTTTTCCGCTGCCGGATAATCTTGTCCCACCGCTCGCCGAGTTCGCGCTCTCTTGCGCGCCGGTGATTCGCCTCAAGGATATATTCAACGTCAGTCATCATGTACCTCCAATCCGAGGAATCGCATAAATGGGATTCTCGGGATTTTTACCCGACTCGGGGTCGGGCAGCATACCGGGAAGCCAAGCCGCTCCGGCCTCTCCCGCGCCATCATCCGCAGCCACTGAGGACTACAACCGAGAATCTTTGCCGCAACGTCCGCGTTGATCATGTTCGATTTCGAAGATTGCAGCTCCGCTAGATTCTGCGTTTCCATCGTTATCCCTCCATTTCTGTTTAATAATTTTTCAGAAATACTATCTATTCCATTTCCATTTCCTAAAGGTAATACCGTGGTATTACCGGAAGTGTTACCACACTGTCTATGTGGTTCAGACTTCCTCCTTTTCGATTGGCTCAGGGCGCAATTCGACAGTGAGGTCATAAGTGCAGGTCAAATCAAGCAAGTCGTTTGCAATTACGCTTATTCCTACAGATTCCAGCATTGAAAGTAGCTCCGATTTGCTGAAGTTAATCATGACTGTCGTTTTGCCGTTCTTTCTTACAATCCTTGTGTGGTTTGGTTTCAGAGGCGGAAACTCGTCCCCCCCATCCAGAAATTCGTCGCTTTCGCCGCTTCCTGTTTTTGTGGAAAGAATCTCTGTAACGGGTGTTTCAAGTGCTTCTGCGATTTTTTCTAGCGTTACACGGTTAACGCTGTCGCTCTTTCTTCTAGCAGCTGAATACAACGAACCATAACAAATTCCGGCTTTCCGCGCCAACCAATGAAGCGTTTTCCCTTTCTCCGCCGTAATTCGTGCAATTCTTTCGCCAAGTGTCTCGTTCTCCTTCATACTTCCTACTTCCCCGTCCGAACCTCTTTTACAAGGCTCAATGTTCCTTCCGTTTTCTCGGCTTCTGTAGCAGCGAGTCGACCGATACGCCGAAATAGTCTGCAATCGCTTTTACAGTGTCGATGCGCGGGGCAGCGTCCTTTCCTGCCCACTTTCCGATTGTGCCGTTGGCAATGCCGCACGCCTTTTCTACGGTTGCGATGTTCGTCTTGTGCTTCTCGCAGAGGCGCTTGACATTCTCATAAATCAAAAAAATCCCTCCAATCCGTACGAATACTACTTGACAGAGATTAGAAGATAGTCTAATATAAGCGTGTCAAGGCAATTAAATATCTTCTGAAAGTCCGTCTTGGTGAGGGGCTTGGTTTTTTGTACCCTTCACGTCTCTAAGTATATTAGAGTTTGCCCTAAAAGTCAAGAACTATTTTCGCGTTTAGTCTAATTTTTTAAGGTGCCGTACATGCTCGATAAAATCAAAGTGCTATGCAAAGAAAAGAAAACTTCTATATCCAAACTGGAAAAACAGCTTGGATTTGGTAATGGTGTCATCGGCAGATGGGATAAGTCTGTTCCGAGCTATGAACGACTCGCCGCGGTTGCTAACGCGCTTGATGTGCCAGTATCCTACTTGACCGGTGAAACCGATGACCCGTCTGTGGGCATAAAAAAAGACCCCATCCCGAAGGATAGGGCGGTGAGCCAGGAAAAGCAGCTGCCGCTTGATATGATCGACGGTCTTTCTGACGAGCAGAAAGAACTTCTGGCACTATCTAAAAAAATGAGCGACGATGAACTCAAAAGGTTCATCGCCGCCATGAAAGCTATGTTGGGGGAATCGATGTGAGGGATTTTATCGCCAAGTTTGTCGAAAATTACGTTTCCGTGCCAGACCTTGTAACCGGTCTGCTTGTTACGGCAATCGGGGGAATCGCCACTTTGATACTTCGCGCAATCTGGAAGTGGATTAAAAGTTTGCAGCAAGACAAAAGGAAGCTTCGATCAGTCTTGCAATACGTGACATTGTTCATAGCTTTCACGTACTCTGGTGGAATAGGAATATACATCGGCATAAATCGTAACAGAACGTTTTGCGTGATTTACGGCGTTGTACTAATCGTATACTTCGCAGTGCGTCTGTCAATTCTTGTGAAGTCGCTTATTGATGAACCTATAGATTCCCGTCAAGATGATCTTCCAGCCGTGGTAGATTCCAATTGTGACAGCGGTTCTAATAAATGAATCTACCCATCCGTTTTCAACTAAATAATCGAGCATCTTTTTCTCCTTTCAGTCGTTTTGCATACTTATCATATAGCATTATATCACAGTTTGGTGTCAAATACTACTTTTTTGTATGGGACACCATCCGGTGTATGATGTAAGTCCAGAACGAGCCTTCTGAGCGCCTTGATCTGCGCGCCGCTTAACCTCGAAATCAGTACCAGCGCCTCGGCTTCTAATTTCTTTCTCTCAGTCGTTCGTTCCTTCATGTCCTGGTTCCTCCCTTTCATCCATAATTTTCTCCATTTCCGTCAAATTTTAGGTTGCTTTTTCGTGCAGATTTAGCGTTGAGGCTGTCAAACTCTGGTGGTAAAATCGTAGTATCAGATCAAATTTTGGCTATGAGGTAGTTTGTAATGAAAAGAATACTTGTGCTTTTTCTAGCGCTGCTTCTTATGACCGGCTGCACAGCAAAACCCACGAAGGACGAGTCAGAAAAAGCGGCGGTTCAAGAAACGATTGCTGTTTCAGGCTCAAAGGATGCGGCTTCGCCCGAAGCGCCGGAGCCCGAAGAGCCGATTGTTCAGGAACAGCCCGAGGTTCCCATTGCGCCCTCGTTCGATGAGCCAGTTACCGAAACAACGTCACAGAAATCATCCGGTGTATACGTTGGAAGTGTTGACTCGGATAAATACCATAATCCTAGTTGCCGCTTTGCAAAAGAAATCCTCCCAGAGAACGAAATCTGGTTCGATAGCATAGAAGATGCGCAGAATTCTGGGTATTCACCTTGTGGAGGCTGCCACCCTAAATAATATTATAGCGCAATGTTTACACCCAAAAATAGAAAAGAGGAAAATAAGATGGACACTGTAGAAAGACCCGTTCCAACCGAAAATCAAAAGTTTTGCAAATTTTGTGGTGCGATCATCGACAAGGACTGCGTGATTTGCCCGAAATGTGGAAAGCAAGTTGAAGAATTAAAGTCCGCGCAGCCGAACGTCGTAATCAATAACACGAACACAAATGCGAACGTGAATACTATCCGCGGGTATGGTCGTCCGAAGAACAAATGGGTTTCATTCTTCCTTTGCCTTTTCTTCGGTATGATCGGTGCGCATAAATTCTATGAGGGCAAAGTTGGAACAGGAATCCTGTATCTCTTTACACTTGGGTTGTGCGGGATTGGATGGGTCATTGACACTATCGCAATCTTGCTGAAGCCGAATCCTTATTACGTCTAACTCATAAACTTAGAGTTCTGCCACTGCTCCCGTGTCTCACCTACATCTGAGACGCAAGCAAAGAGCATGGGCGCTCCTTTGATGTAGTCCAGGCTTAGACTGTGGACGTCTTTGAAAAGCGCCCCGTCTACGATGATGTTTACTTTCCCGTTTTCAAAGCGAATATTGATGCTCTGCATTTTGTGTACCTCCATATTTTAGAACGTTCGTTCAATAATTTCAATTTGGAATCTTGCACAAAGAACACCTTGCATTTTCTTCGTCCGGTAACCCTCGTAAGCGGCAATTATGGGACAGACTATTTTGTATAATGGAACGTTTAAGATCGCCCCACCGTCGCTCCACCGGCGGTGGGGCTTTCTCGCGCGCCTGTAACCAGCATAGCAAAACTGGCAGAAATGTCCACCATTAAATTGGTAAAACCATACCCATAGCAGAAGAATCAGCGAAATATATGTGAAAATGGAGGTATATCATGTCGGCAATTCAGGAACTCGCCCCATATATTTCTGCATATCAGGGGAGCATAAAACGGGCGAAGGAAGATCAGCATTACACCATCGACAGGCTTGTTGAAGAATCCGGCGTTTCCAGATCGGCTGTGACGAAGCTCTGCGCTGGTACGCAGCAAGACCCAAAACTGTACAATTCTGCCGCGCTGTGCCGCGTTCTCGGGCTGTCGCTGGATGAGCTGTTCGGGCTTGTCCAACCCGCAGAAAGCCCGGAAGAACTGACCGAGCAGATTCATCATATCGAGGTCGAAAACGCCAAACTGGAGGCAACAGCGGCAGTGCAGAGCGCACAGATAAGGGCTACACATACAATGTGTTACGTTCTCTCCCTGTTTTGTATGCTGCTCTCCTTTTCTCTGATTGCCTGCCTTGTGACGGATGCGCAGATTCGGAACACAGGTCTCATTCGCGGGGGAGATTTGTCCGTGGCTGCATGGGCGTGCATTGCCCTGATCGTAGGTTCAGCGCTGGCTTCGGCAATTACTTTCTATGCAATCCGAAAAGAACGTGGAGGGAAACATGGAGTGCATCAAGTGTAAAAAGGATATACCGGACGGTTCTGTGTTCTGCTGCTGGTGTGGGAAACAGCAGCAAGCGCATCGAAACCGGACACGCGGGAACGGGCAAGGAAACGCCTACCAGCGTGGGAAAACGTGGACTGCCAGGTGGACTGAAAAGACGTACCTCGACGAAAACGACAAGCTCCATCAAAAGATGAAGACAAAGGGAGGCTTTACGTCAAAGCGTGCCGCGCTCCAATATGCCGCCAACCCGCCGAAAGAAGAGCGGCGAAGCCCTACACTCAGAGCATACTACAAGACGTATCTGCGCGGAGATTACCTGTCCTTGTCGGCGAACCGGCAGGGGGCAGCGGAAAAAGCTTTCGAGCGCATGAAGGAGCTCGCCGACTGCGAAATTGACACGCTCACCATCTCACAGATACAGGATGTTGTCGACCGCAATGCCAGCACCTATTACACGCGGAAGGACATGAAAACAGTCCTTTCACACTGCTATAACCTCGCGATTGCTGAAAAACAGACCACTGTCAATCTCGCGGAATATATTAAGCTCCCGGAACTGGACGAAAAATCGCCGGAGCCGTTTACCGACGCCGACGTCAAAAAACTATGGGAAGCGTATGCAAAAGATCATTTTGTCGGTTTTATCCTCACGATGATCTATACAGGCATGATGCCGGGAGAATTGCTGAAGCTCAAGAAGGATATGATTGACTTTGAGAAAAACGAGATCGTCCGGGGCGGCATAAAAACAAAGAAGCGGAAAGAAACGCCTATGGTCTTCCCAGACTTCGTCGCACCCGTGCTGCGTGAACTCTGTGAAGAAAGTAAGTCCAAAGTCGGGAACGTCTGCTGCATAAACAAAGACAACTTTTACAAGCGATACTATGAGTGCTTGGAACTAGCCGGTGCGCGGAAACTCCCGCCGTACTCGTGCCGCCATACAACCGCCACAGCGCTTGCCATAAAAAACATAGACTTGTTTACTATCAAAGAGATCATGCGACACACAAAAATAACGACGACGCAGAGATATGTTCATCCAGATATGCGTGGGATGGTAGACGCGGTAAACCAGCTGCAAGGGGACGAAAAAACGAGGGAGTCCCCTGCCATAACCGGCAGTTTGTAACATACGATGTAGCATACACATCGTAACTTTATGTTATTCGGCATAACTCAGCGTGATTTTTGTAATTTCAAAACATTATAAAAAGTGGAGTATTTAAAACAAAAAAGTACCGATTTTAGCTTGAATTTTGCTAAAATCGGTACTTTGGCGCGGAAGGAGAGATTCGAACTCTCGCTCGCTTTTTAGACGACTACTCCCTTAGCAGGGGAGGCAAACCTATTGAAATATCAGGGGAAAATCGGCATTGTAGCATATAATGTAACATACAACGCAACACGCTATATGCCTTTGATTTTCCGCATAACAGAGTTATAGACCTTGCTGTTTACCATCGCCAGTGTATCCATGAGTTCATCAACGACCGCCCAAGCCTTCGCCGGGTCTTTCCCAGCTACTGCAAGCAAAAACTCACTGTCCCCGTACTCGCCCACGGTAGCCGGTTCTGCGGTCACAGGGGCGGGAGCGCCAGAGTAGTAACCCACAAACTTATCTCTGGCATTCTCCGCTCCCTGCATCTTGTCGCGTATCACATATAGGTTCGCCAGTTTGGCATAATTGGGATAGCTGGATTCTTCGTATTCCAGCCGTGCTATTTCCTTTCGGATTTCGGCTTCATCCAGCATGTCTTTCCCTCCTTATGCTCTGTCAATCTGCTCCATGCAGCGCCGGATAGCCTCGCGCGTCTTATCATCGTCTGCGTCGCGCATCATGTCTTCCAGCGTCGAGCGCATATGCTCCCGAGCATCTGTCCGGCTATACCGCCCCATAGAATCGCGATGCCTGCCACGGTAGGAGCTGCCACGCCCATACGTGCCACGCATGTCCGCTTCCCACTCGCCGTCACGGGAGTACCCGCCGTCCTCGAGCATTTCGATTTTGTAGGTGTTCTTGATGGAGCTTGTCAACTTCTGGATTGCGTCCAAGTCACCGGCGGACATTTCGCGCTTGTCGGCGATATCGTCCAGCTCCTTGCAGAGCATTTCCCGAAGATTTCTTAAATCGTACATATTCCTTCCTCCCTTCATGCTACTCTCTCGACGGTCAAATTGCTGTTCGCGAAATTGACCGCCTGCGTACTTGTATTACGCATACCTACCGTCACACAGCAGCCCTTCGGTACGCAGACCTGTGCAGAGACGTAGATATTAAAATAATTCTCAACTGCTGCCGGAGTGACCGTAGCCGTAGCGCTTGCCAGTGCTTCGCCGTTGATGGAAAGCGCTGCGGTAATCGCTTCGACCGTGCCGCCGGTCGGGATGGCGATGTTGCCGCCGTAGGAAATTTTGAAAACTGCCTTACACTGGTTTGTCAGCCCGCGAAGCGTCACAAGCCCGCTTCCCTCTCGATGCACAATGCACGGCTTGCTGTTGACCGCTGTTTCGGTCAGAGGCACATTCTGACCGGATGCGACGGAGACGATATTGGAATTCGTAAATTCAGCCAATTCCATACACCTCACTTTCATTTGCACTCTTTCCTGCGCAGACAGGCATAAGCGATGCCATCATTGAGGTGATAGATTCAGCATAATTCGGCTTTTCCATTTCGTCGACGGTTTTTAAGATCAAACCATACGTCGACAAATCCATCACACTCATTTTGTTCAAATCCATATCCATCAGGTAGTCAATGTACTTTTCTTTCACGTCCTTGAATGTTGCCATAAAATCAATCCTTTCTAAATGCGTCGAATTCGACACGGTTAAAAATAGCGGCGGGACGATTGCCCCGCCGCGTTTCTTGAGTATCGGCAAGGAACCGACCATTTTCGTGAGTCCACGAAAAAGCTCTACGTTATGGAGTTAAGCGCAGTTGCCGCAGCCGCAGTTGTAACCGCCGTTATAGCCGTTACAGCCAGCGAACTGGTAAGGAGCAGGAACCGCAAAAGACGGAACCGGGCGTGGGTTGTAATACGCCAACTGGCCGCTCACGTAAGACTTGAGCGTGTCGTTCTGCGCCGCCTGAGAAGCCGCCAGCTGCGCCGCAAAGAGCTGCTGGTTCTGCTCGGCAATCTTCGCGTCCTTTGCAGCCAGTTCCTGCGCCGTCAATCTCTGGTCAATGCTGCGGAAGCCGCAGTTCATCGCGTCGATGATGTCGCGAGTGCTGTTCTGCACGGTGTTGCGGGTGTCGCATGCCTGCGTCGCCATGTCGTAGCGCACCTGGGCGATTGCAGCGCGGTTTTCACAGCAGCACTCCTGTGCCTGCATCGCCATGTTGTTCAGCTGCTGCATAAGCGCGGCCTGCTGATTGCAGCGGGAAAGCTCCGCCTGAGAGAAGCCGGAAGTCACAGCCTGCGTTACACCGGCAAAGCCGTTAAGCATCCCCGTGTTCATCGCATAGAAGCCGTCGCAGACACCATTGTTCACGCTGTCAATCTTTCTTTCGATGTTCGAGAAGTCAGATGCCAGAACATAGCCGTCAATAACGCCACCGTTCCCTCCACGATTGCCAAAGCCGTTTCCGTTACCCCAGCCGCAAAAAATCGCGAGGAACAGGATAATGATCCACCAGCCATTACCGCCGCCCCATCCGTTTCCGCCGTCCGAGTTTGCCGGAACTACAGGCATGTTCATAGGAATACCATCGCCATTCAAACTCATAGTTTTCTCCTTTCGTAGATTTTGAAATTTATCTCAATCGTGCGCACGAATTGAAATCTTAATTATCCAAGAAGCTGTTGAAACTGGCTTGCCGCCTGTTGTAGCTGGTTCAACTGCTGCTGCGAGATTTTCCCAGACTGCACCAGCTTTTCAACCTCCGCCCTCGGGTCTCCCTGAAAGCTCTGCTTGAACTGCTGAAACTGCCGCACCATATTTTGAAACTGCCCCATAGCCCCGGGCATTTGCCCGCCGCCGAGTGCATTAAACAGTGGGTTCATTGTCTGCCTCCTTCGCTTTTCTCACAGGCTTTACGCTCATAGCCGCCACCTTTGCCGCCAGTTCGTCAAACTCCTTGCGGGTCACGTATTCCACCGTAGGCACTGTTTGCGGCGCTGTGGGGCTCACGGGGGCTGTAGAGCGCTCTACAAGGTCATACGTTGTCATTGCTGGTTTACCGCTTGCGTCGGCTTTCTTCACATACACAACCGGCGCATTCATGTCCCAGAGCGTGACGGCGTTATTCGGCGCGACGATAAATTCGTTTGCCGCCTTTTCGTTCGGAACCCATATGATGGACTGCCCCCCGCTCGGCTGCTGTGGCTGAGGTTGCGGAGTCGGATACTGCATCGACGGCGCAGGCTGATACTGCGACCGCATCATTGGTTCCTGCATCATGGGTGGTTGATTGTAAATCGGCTGCTGATACACATAAGGCTGTTGTCCGAACATTATTTATCCTCCTTTTCCCAGTAGAACAGTGGGATTTCGTTCCCGGAATCCCAGTTATCGAAATACTTTCCGTCCTCTACGCACACGACGTGGCTTGATAAGGCGAGTACATACACGCCGCGCGGGTGGTCTGCGCAAAAGTCCGCGACGGTGTAGCAGTCCGGGCAGGTGTTCGGCACAACGTTCCGGGTAAATCCCTGCTGCCGGAGGTACGCGCCCCAGACACTGTTTGCCGACGGCATGTCGCCCATTTTCAACCCCTGCAGGCAAAGCCCGACGTATGTTTCATCCCAGCTCTTGCCCGTCGCCTTTGAAATTGCCCGGACGGTACAGTCTCCGACTTGTTTTCCTTCCGGGTTTGGATTGAAATAAGAAAAGCCCATACCGAACACTCCTTTGATGTGTCCAGTATGGGCTTTTTCGTATTTTCGTGTGCCTCAGTTGTGCATCACTTAGCTATACAGTTTGCTCGACGTTTCTCTCATGCGCTGCATAATCCCAGGGAGGCGTCTTTGCACCGTCGCCCTGCCAAGATACAGTTCCGTCGCAACGTCCACTTGTGGAAGCTTATCCACAAAGTAGAGCTGCGCAATCTTTTCGTCTTCCCGACCAAGATTCGCCTGATGAATGACCGCTTCCATGTCCCGGCGCATCAGTCCGCCAAGCTCCGGCGGTAATTTGCATCTGGATTGTGGAGCCATAGCCCCGCCCCCTTACTTCATCGCCTTTGCGAGCTTTTTGAGAAGATCGTCGCCGTACTTGTAGGCGGCGAGATAATCAATCGTGCCGTCGGTCAATCCGGCTTTCTGCCGGATGGTCTTCTTTGCTTCTTCAACCTCGGCATCAACCTTCACGGTGTCGTATTCCACCCACGGGAGCTTTCCGTGCTTCTGCCACTTGCGGGCGTGGTAGCCTGCTTTCGTTCCGATGTTCTGGACGGCGGTGATCTGTGCGCCGTTGTCCCAGATGGGCGTACACTCTACCGCCAGACCGTCCCCGATGTACATGCCCCAGTGACCGGGCATCCAGAGACCTTCGCCGGGAATCAGCTTGTCCCAGCCGGTGCCGGACACGTCCTTGCATTTTGCAATCATGCCGTCGGCGGAGACATCCGGCACGCTGTTCGAGGCATACCTTGCGCCGCCGTAGTAGGCGTTTTTGTTGCCGTTCCAGCCCCAGAGGATGCCCTTTGTGAGGTTCACGCAGTCAAAGCCATAGACAACTTTTCCGATGAGGCTGCGCAGATATGTGACTCTGCCGCCGGTGTACCAGTCCGGATACTGGGCGGATTTCTCGTCAATGATCGTTTCGCTCACGGGGGAGCCGAAGCAGCCCCACATGTAGACGGTCTTGTAATTCTTCGCAACGTCAATGTGCTTCTGCACAAGCTCAGATGCCTTCATCATTTCTGTTCGCCCTCCTGCGCATTTTTGCTACCGTCGAGTGCGTCCTGAAGCTTCTGAGACTGACTGCCGAAATAAAACGCGATAATGACAGCGTAGATCGTCATAAAGTCCTGCGAGATCTTACCGGCTACAGACATGTACGCAAACACGCCCGTCAGGACCAGTGTGACCAGGCTCTTGACGCTGAGCAGATTTCCCAGCCGCTTTTTGATGTTTTCCATATGTACCCCTTTCATTCTACCGGTTCATTCTTTTTTGCGAATACTCTCTTGAAAGCCAGCAAGCCCAGCTCTGAGACTGCTGCGCCCCCGGCGTATCCGAGCACGTCAGACAGGTCGACCGACGTACCCAGCTCCGGGTTGTGTCCAACTGCGATAAGGACAGCGATGGTTTTCAGCGTGCACGCCCAGATCAGCACTATTGTCAGAAGCCGAAGAAGGTAAATGACGATGGTGCGCGCCATCTCGCCTTTGCTCCACTTGCCCTTTACTCGCATATCAGCCTCCCAGCCCCGCCAGAGCCAGCGCGTAGCCGACTAAGCCCGAAACAATCGCCGTGACCGCGGCTTTGATTAAGCCCTCCCAGCGGCTGCCGGGGAGCGCCTTGAGGGCTTTCACGTCGTTCTTGATCTCGTTCACGTTCGACTCGATCGTCTCCTGCTTCGTCGCCAGCACTTCTACGGAGGTAGCCAGCTGGTGAAGCGCCTTGTTGTCCGCCTCGAGCTCGTCGATGCGGTGCTGGTTGGATTTGCATCGCGCGTCGATCGCTGCGACATGCGCCTGAATTCCGTCGTCCATGTGTTCTCCTTTCTCGCCCTCGGGCGGCTGTTATTCTTCCACATCCCATGCCTGCGGGTACTCCGCGAGACTATATGCTGTGTCCTGGTTCGCTTTGGTGAACTTACCGTCTTGCACGGCCCATTCCCCTGCCTTGTACATGTCGTGCGCCCCCGTTGGGTGCACGAAATTCCGCGCTGTTTCTCTGGATGTGCCATGGTAGGGTCTGTTGAAGGTGAACCATGCAGAGCCGCCGGGGACGATATCGGGGTAGACAGCATTGTCATAGTTCTGGAAGCATTCCCATATGTCCCCGTCTACAGAGAAAATGTCTCCGGCGACGTGTTTGCCCGGTTCCCATTCATCGTAGAGCGCCGAACACATAATGATTTCATCTGCCGTCTTTGGCTTCTCGCCCTTCATCAGAAGCTTGGTCATATTCGCCGTGGATGTCAAAAGGTCGTATTCAACCGGTGTCACCACGACCGGCTGCGGCTCCGGCAGCGGGATATTCGTCAGTAGCCAGCTGCCGTCTTTGATGTCCTGCCGGAGATAATCGGTCGGTACGAACGTCCGCAGCTCGAAGCCGTTGTCCGCGAAGACCCCGACGGGACCGGTCAGCTCTGTCACCCCCGAAAGAGAATCGCCTGTAAACCGGACCGAGCCGGAGGTGCTGTATACCCGGACGTTCGCGTAGGTTTGATTGTCGTGTGTGATGTACATAGTGCCTCCTTATGCGAGCATGTCGTCGGTAATGATAAAGTTGGACGGGAGAATGATTGCCGGGCGGACGCCGTAAGATGCGATTACCTTGGCACCGCCATATACGCCATCTGTTCCGACGCTACCGGCGATATCACTTCTGCTGGCGTGCGGGGAGCGTAGCCACCAGCTGTTTGCCGAACCGTTGAGGTACGCAATACGTTTGGAGGCTCCTGTGGTCCCTGCTACAAAATAGTCCAGCTTTGCTCCGTCCTCTGGTGTGGTGGTCGATGCGAGGAAACCGACTTCGAGATCCGCCAGCAAGAAAATTTTACTCAGCAACCCATTTGCACCACTCTGATCAGTGCCGCCAGACCCGCCGTTCTTGCGGTACGGAATTTTTACCTGCTTGATTGCGCTCTGTACCTCCGGGTCAAACAGACCCAGAAAGTCTCCGTTCAGGTAGCTTTGAACCGTGCTGCTTTCCAAAATGTTTGTGCCGGCGCTGTTCCACACTCGTTTCTCATAGATGTCTTTTAGCAGCAGCCATGTGCCGTTGCAGCTCGCATCGTAGATTTCCGACGGCAAGCCCTGATGCACGACCAGCCACTCCCACGGCGTACTGTTCAGGTTCAGTTTGATACTGCGCCCGATTTCCAGATCGGACATCCTCGTTCTGTGTGGCGCAGGTCCGCGCCTTAAAAACATTCCCATAAGCCCCTCCTATGCGATCAACATGTCTTTGTCGACAGCTACGTCATCCGGAAGCGTCAACGCTGGGCGCGAACCGTACGTATAAGTGGACGAATCGTAATCCAACGCTCCCGTTTCGTAAAGGCAACGCACGTATCTGGTGCCGCCTGGGTATGGCGTCCTTGACCACTGTTTAACCGCTGCGCCAGCTGCATTTGTTGCGATTTTCAAGCTATTTGCAATCGGCAGTGCGCTGCCCTCCGCGTTCATGTTGCTTGCCGTAAGCCCAAGCTCTGTGATAGACAACTGAAAAACAGCACGTTCCAGCGTTTTCAGTGCCGTCGATGCTCCGCCGACCGTGTAATAGAATTTTGTTGTCCCGGCTGCCGTCTGAATGGTCGCGTCCAGCAAGGCAAGATACGTTCCATTGAAGAACACATCCAGCACACTGTCGGCGTATGTATTATGCGTGCCAAACTGGTGCATATCGTATACAGTTTTCCGAACCAGCAGCGTCCGGCCAGCTCCGTTCAAAGTACTTTCATAATCATGCTTCGCTACGTAGAATTCTACTGGCGAACTGTTCTCGTTTAGTTTGATCAGCGTGCCGACCTCAATGTCTCCAAGCGGCGTTCCGCGCGAGATCTTCTGAATCCATCTAGGACTGCGCCCGCTCATCCGAACACCACCACCTTAACCGGGATGTTGACCGTCGGCGCCTTGCCAATGCACTGCGCGGTCAGGCTGTTCGCGCCCGTCTTATAGTTGTGGATTAACGCGAAGCCCTCCAAAAGCGCCGCGTCCGCGTCCGGGTCAGTGCCCGAGAGAGCCACGTCCCACTGTGGGTCGACACTATAGGACGCTTTCAACCCCGTGATCGTGATCGTCTGCGCCTGGTAGCCATGTGAATCCGCAGCCCAGCCCGAGGCAAGCAGCGTGCCGGTGTACTGTTTTATGTTCATAGGCTCATACACTCCTGTAATCAGCTCGCCCGCCGCGTTGTGCGCCGTCGTGCCTTTGAGAAGTGTCTCCGGCGTGACAGTATCCTCCGTCAGGTCGAGCAGCGTATCGCCCGCATAGACGATTTTACTCCTGCCCATCGTTACTCACCTGCGCTTTTGCCGATCGTGACGGTCTTTCCTCCCGCGGCGTTGTCTGTCTCGTTGTAATAGATCGCGTTGACCGTGACCTCCGAGAGGTAGTCATAATTTGGGTCCGGCAGGACCTTTTGCGAGGTTGTCAGCGGATCTACCGTCTTTGTCTGGACGCTCACCGACTCGCCGCCATAGTTTCCCTCGACGCCGAGGATCGTCACGCCCTTTTTGATGTTGGCCGCGATGATCTTTGCCGCTTCATCCGGGTCGATGACGCACTTGCCGCTGCCGTCGTGATAGCCGAGCGGCACGATGTACTCGCCGTTTACCGTGGAGATCCTCGCGGCGACCGCGCCATTGTCCGGCATAGAGCCTGTGATCAGGCTTCCGCGCGCGCCCGCCGTTTTGCCGAGCAGGATCTCCGACGCTTTGACGGTTGCACCCGACGTGTCCAGGTCAAACGTGCAGGTGCCTGTGTGCAGCTCGCCGTCCGGGCCGTGGTACTTAAACCCCAGCAGGACCTTGCCCGGCTCGATGGTGTCGGCAGTCAGGTCAAGCAGGACCTCGCCGCCATAAATAATTTTACTCCTACCCATGTCATACCTCCGATGCAATATAGACCGTTACGCCGGTCTGGTTTGATGTCTCGTAATATGGAATCTTTTTGACGTTTACGTCGCGGGAGAGCAGCCGGTCCTTTGTCGGCAGGATGACTGCGCTTTTTGCCTGCGGCGTTACGTCGTATACGCCCTCATAGGGCTTGCTATCTCCCGTGTAAACCACCTTCGCCGGGGCGATCTTCATTTTGATCTCCGGCTGGGAAAGCGTCATTTTAATCATATCCCGCCTCCTTCAAGAACCGCTTTGCGTCCGTCTGCACGATTTCAGCCGCCATCGGGTTTCCGTCGCCATCCGTTAAGGCAAGCTGTAGCCTTACTGTGCTTGCTTGCAACCGCATTGCGTCTGCATACGGGATTTTTACAAGCAGGTGCGTTTCGTCGACTACTGTAGGTTCGTACTGGAAGAAGGAACACCCCTGTCTCACATAGAACTCAATCTTCGTCGCTTTCGTCAGGTCAGTTCCCTCAACTTCCACCGATAAAGCGTTCGCGATTTTCTGAAACACTTAATCACCCCCCCTATGTTTTTGGGATTCCGACGACGTAATCCACCACGTAAGAGCCGGAAATCTTCGAAATCTTCACCCGGTCGCCCGCCTTGAACGAAATCGACGTGTTGCATTTGTAATGCTTTTCACTTGCCGTCGTGCTGCCGTCAAAAATCAGGCTCAAACCGTCGGAATACACAGCGCCGACCGTCGCGAGGTCAAATGTCGGCGCTGTTACCTTCTTTTCTTTCTGCGTCGATAAGCCCGGAATCATGCAATCACCGTCCTTTTCGCTGTGTGTTTCATCAACTCTCCCGCTCCAAGCGTGATGCTCCAAGCGGTTTCTTCATAGATTCCGCCGATATCCGGATGGTCAATGGAGATCGCGTCCCCGATGCCGTGATTTCCCTCAGAAAATGTCTCGAAACTGATTGTTTTTACCGTCTGCTGCGACTCGCTCATCAGCCGGTTCGCGATGGTCTGCAATTCTTCCTGAGATGCAACATTGTCGACCTTCGTCACCTGAACGATTCGCATATTCCGCTTGAATGTCGAGGTCGCGGACGACGGCGATTCGTTTACCGCCGTCGCCACAAGCGCATCTTCCAAGTCCGGATTCGAGCAGACGCACACAAAAACATTCGGCGTGGAAAAGATGTCCGTTTCCTCCGAAGCGTCTGCCGAAATCGGTCTCAGAATCTCCGTCCCGCCGTATCGGTGCTTGATGTTTGCCGCAAGCGCCTGTGTATACGGCTCGATATGGGCGATACCCTGCACGTCAAACCAAACGGGCTTGTAGTTGATCTCCGCCAGAAGGTCATTGCAGATCGTCAGATAATCTGTCCCGATCTCCCAGTCCTCGCGGTCTGTGGCAAGCGTTGCCGCAGAAGCTGTCGTGATAGCCAGTGCCACGCCGCACGCCGTCAAAATCTGCTGCACGACCGTCAAGTAAGACGTGCCCTTTGCATAATGCACCCGCGTCTGCGTTTTGTTGCTTTTGAGCAGCCAGCACCGGTCATACGCCTCTACCTTGACCGTCTTTCCGTATTTTGTGACCGCTGTGGTCACCGTCGCGGCGCGGAACACCCCGAGGGGATATTCCGTGCCGTCCACGGTCAAAATCGGCTGAATTTCGTCTGACAGCAGGTCGACAATGGGATTCACATAGAATTCGCCGGAAAAGCTCGACTTGATCTCGCCGGACGCATCGAAATAAACCGTTGGGTCATTTCCCGCCGCCCACGAAAGCGCCGATACCTCGCCGCCCTTTCGTAAAACCGCTACGCGGTAGGATACGTCACGAATCAATGTCAATCACCTCCGCGTAGTCGATCTGCTGAATTGAGAAGTTGACGACGGATTTGTCCGGGTTCACTCTCGACGTGTCGCTTGTCTCGTTCAAGTATCCAATCACCATTTCGCCGGACTGCGTTTTCAGGCACACCAATTCGCCAATCAGCGCGTCAAATCCTGCTTTGTCTTCGTCCGGAAGGAAAACCGCCGTTCCGCCGACCTTCTTTGTCACAAACTCGCTTCTTTCCGCGTGCGGGTACGTGCTGCCATACATGAAAATATACTGAATGTCGCGGTTGATCGCGTTCTGCACCGGCTGATTCTTGAGTCCGCAATGCTTGAGCGTCACTTTCTTCCCGGACGCGATGCCGTAGAGCGTCACATACTGTCCGGTCGTGATCGTTGCCGTGACCGCGCTAGACAAACCGTAATTGCTCGAATCTGCGTAGCAGCCGCGCACCTGGTACGTTGTGCTGCCGGAGGACAGCTCGTCGGTGTACTGCGTCTGGGTGAGCTTCGCGATCGGCTTGCCATTCCGGTACACAAGATAAAAGTCATAGCTGCCGGATGTCTGCCAGTTTAAGTCCGCCACGCTGGATGCCTGCACGGTGAGCGTGATACTCGCGCCCGGCGTGTTCGTCACAGGCAGCGCTGCCGTTCCCCAATTGGACCACATGCCGTACTGATTCTGCACGCGGACGCGCACCGCGTGGCTTCCGTCCGCAAGATACGCCGGGCTTGTCCACGTTTTGTCCGTGCCGTAGTGCGTGCCGCCGGAAAGCTTTCCGTCCAGCTCTACCTGGTACGCCTCCTGCTCGGAGGTCTGCCAGCTGATGGACGGGCGCGGACCCGTGCTCTTGATCTGGATGCTCGGAGCCGTCGGCGCGGCGATCACGACGATCTGCGCCGCATCGCTCCATTCGCCCGCAATGCCGTCGGCGTTGTAGGTGCGCACGCGCCAGTATTTGATGCTGGAAGTTAACGTCCCGGCAGGGCACGTCCACTGCCGCGCAGCGCCGGTGACGGTTGCAAGCGTCGTCCATGTGCTGCCGTCGGTGCTTTTTTGCAGGTCTGCCTTGCTCTGCGCTGTTCCGGTTGAGATCGAGTGCTGCCACTGGAACAGTACGTCCTTTGAGCCATCAATCACCGTATCAACCGGGCTCAAAGGCGCGGCGGTCGGCGTTGCATCGGCGGTCGAAAGCGTCACCCATTTGGATGTTGTGACCACGCCGCTGTTCGCCGTGACCGCGACCTGCCACTGGATGCTCGTCGTGCCTGCAAAGGTGTTTGCGGGTACCGTGACGCTCTGCGTGTTTCCGGAGACGTTGATCGTGTGAATGGTGCCGCTCGTGCCGGAGCGCCAGCGGAAGACGGCAGAGGCTTGTTCCAGCGCAGGGGCGCACTGATTATCAGAATCTTCCGCTACACGCCACGTGAAAGTGTTATCCTGCGTTTTTATGATTGTACCTGATGTGGGGGACGTTTCGCGTAATGTTAGCCCTATTGTGTCGCTATCATCGACCGTTACTGTTAAATATGGGGCATTAGTGCCACTTGTTACTACAGCGACGGAGCCATCAGCGTATTTGTTGAGGTAGAAAACAATGCCATACCTAATCCCGTACATAGTTACGTAATCATCAATTTCGTTCCACCCGCGTGAGATAGTCACCTTAGTGTCACCATACGAAGAAGAAAGGTGATTAGGTTTCGTGTTGTACGTAATAGATTCCGCGTCAAATTGGGCGAACATCACACTTGTGCATGCCTCATTCACACCTGTTACACTGCTTAAATATGCATGTGCAGTTGCGTCGGTGATTCGCTTAAAACGCATATTTTGGGGGAGCTCTTGTACGGACATAATCAAATAGTCCCCGTGGTTAAGAGTGACTGGATTTGATGTATGGTCGTTTACGCCTCTTGCCGACTCATCCAAAAACGCAAAATCTTTGATTTTTACAGTAGCCGTAATGCTCAATCACGTCCCCCCCATTCTGGCCACTCGTCTCTGGTTTTTCATGCGGCGGATGAAATCGTCGATCTCGCGGATTTCGTTCGCCTGCACGATAAAGTTGTAGGTATCGCCGCCGGAGAGGCTGCGCCCTTCCTGATTGGTGCCGATGAAGTTTTCGCTTCTCATGCAGATACCCCCATCCGTGAAGTCAAACGCTCATTCTCTGTAATTCGGATGATGTCGTTGAACTGCTTCACCCGGTCGGCATTGATGTTGTAGTAGTTATTTGTCGTGCCTGCTCCGGCGAGTGCCGGAAGATTGCCGAAGGAAGACATTCCAAAGGTCATTGTTCCGAAATCGAGTTGGCTTTGAATTCCACGCTTGACATTTGAGAATTCCTTGTCAAAGCCCTGCCCGAGTCCTTCCGCCATATATCCGCCAATACCGGCGAAGACCTTAGACGGGGACGCGATGCCGAGGAAGCTTTTCACACCGTCTACAAGCCCCGTAAAGACGTTTTCAACCGTCTGCTTGAAACTGTTCCACATATTCACGAAACCGTTTTTGATGCCCTCGACAATGTTCTTGCCGATGCTTCCCCAGTCAAACGAAAGGAATGTGTCCACGATAGACCGAATCAACTGTGGAATGACCATAACGATATCCGGAATTGCTTCAATAAGTCCGGTAGCCAGGGCTGCAATGATTTTGGGGCCTGCCATGATGATCTCCGGCAGATTGTCGATAATGCCCTGCACGATGCCGAGAATCAGGTTCGGGATTGCCGCGATCAGCTCCGGCAGAGCTTTGATAAGCCCATCTGCAATCGCCATCGTGATTTCCACGCCTGCTTCAAGAATTTTCGGCATATTTGCAATGATCGCCGTGACAAGGTTCGCGATAACGTCCGGGACTGCTGCAATCAGTTTCGGAGTCGCATCTACAAGCCCATCAACAAGAGCCAGAATGATAGCAAGCGCTGCGTCAATCAGGTTCCCGAGGTTTTCCGGGCTGGTCAAAACCTCTACGATTTCAATAATCGCGTCCGTTGCAGCGGGAATCAGCTGCGGGAGCGCGTCTGCAATACCCTGTGCAAGCGATACAATGATATCAATGCCAGTCTGTGTGATCTGCGGCAAAAGCTCAATGAGAGCCGGAACGAGTGTGTTGATGACCGTCGGCGCAACGTCCGCCAAAACCGACAACACGGACGGCAAAGCCGCCATAAGACCGGTTACAAGGTTTGTAGCGCCCTCTACAAGAGACGGCAGTACCGTGCCCAGAATCGCCGGTAACTGTTCGCTTACCGTTCCGATAAGGGACGTTGTCGCTTCGACGATACGCGGCAAAAGCTCCTGAATCCGAGGAATCAGATTGTTCCCCGCGATGACCACAGAATCCGTAAAGTTTCCTACCAAAACGCCCAAATCTTGGTCAGGGTCTGCCATGCCGGTCACAAGGTTCTGCCATGCAGATTTCATCATACCGAACGAGCCCTGAATCGTGCTTGCCGCTTCCTCTGCCGTCGTGCCCGTGATGCCCATTTCCGTCTGCACCACGTGGATAGCATCCACGATGTCCGCATAGCTCGAAATGTCATACTTGATGCCGGAAATCTTCTCTGCGTCCGCAAGCAGCCGCTCCATTTCCGCCTGCGTGCCGCCGTAGCCGAGTTTTAAGTTGTCCAGCATTGTATAGTTCGCTTTTGCAAAGCCTTGATAAGCATTTTGGATGGACGTCATGTCCGTGCCCATCTTGTTCGCGTTATCGGACATATCGGTAATTGCCAAGTTCGCCTTGTCCGCTGCCGCGCTTGTGTCTCCATCGAGAGATTGCAGCAGAGAGGCAGAGAAGCTCGTTACCGTCTCCATATATTCATTTGCGGACAGGCCAGCGGTCTTATATGCGTTGTTCGCATAATCCATAACCTGATCTTGGCTGTCCTTGAAAAGCGTTTCCACACCGCCCACAAGCTGTTCATAGTCAGCGTAAGCGGAAACAGCTTTCGTCCCGAGCGCTCCGATTGCGGTAGCGCCAGCCGCAACACCAGCCACAGCCACTTTGCCAGCCGTAGCAAGCCCTGATTTCAGCTTTTCGCCGAGCCCGGATGTTTTCTGCCCAACTTCATCAATGCCTTTATTCGCTTCGGTCGTATCCGCACCGATTTTTACAAAAAGTTCAAATAGATTCATCTTTCACCACCAGTCCGCACCGCTTAACAACCTCGGCGGTGATTTCTTCGCAGGTTCGGTTGTCCTGTGGCTTCGGGTCTATCAGGTCGGAATATTTCGCCTGAACAAAGCTGCCGCCCGCGAATTTCGCTGTGTTTTCCGTCATTGTGCGCAAACACTCCGTCGTATAAATGCGGAAGGCTGATTCCTCCTGCTGCCGCTTTACCAAAATCGGCAAAAGGCGAATCAGCCCTCCCGCGCTTATCTTTGGAGCTGCCAGAAGCGCAAGCGTTACGCTTTCGCCTCCGACGCGCACGATTTGAAAAAATCCAGCATATCCTTGTCCTTGACAATCTCCTGAATCTGCCGCATGGTTTTTAGGACGCTCTGCTTTTTAACCGCCTCAACAGTCGTTTCGTTGACCGCAGCCAGAATGCCAAGCGTATCTTCCCGGTGCTTTTTCAGGATCAGCGGAATCCACTGCCCGATCTTCTGCGCACCGATCGCGTATTTCTCACCGGCTGTCTGAGGCTTCTCTGCGTCAATCTGTGCTTTCAGACTCTCCCGCAGCTCATCGTCCGTCAGAATATTGAGCGCGTACACACTGACCTCGCAAAGAACATCAGCCGCCCTATCCGTGCTAAGTTCCGAAAATTTCATACTTTCTTCTCCTTACGTTTCAGCCGTACCGGCTTTGATATAAACCTCATACGGCACAACGTCCTGCTTCGACATCGAATAGTGCGCCGTGTACTCAAAAGCCATCTGCCCCTTGTTTTTGTCCGCTGTTTTTAACTGGAAACCGCCAGTCGAGAGCGCGTTCATAAGCCGAATAGCAATGAAACCGCCATTCGTTGCACCGTTCTTGTCGGAATAATCACCCACAAGCCAGATGTCCGCAAAGTCAGCCGTCGAAAGATCGCGCCGAGGAACAACCTTCGTCGTATCCGTGCCGTCGATGTCAGCCGCAGCCATGAGAGATTTCGCGGAGGCGGTCGTAGCCGTTACATATGTACCGGAAAGCTTCACTTCGACATCGTCCATCCGCTTCATTTCCATTGTGTTCTTGGGGCAATTATCCACATCCGAGCCGTAGTCAGAATATGTCGGTGTCGCGGAAAACGTAACGCCGCCGGTAGTCGCGCCGATCTGGTTCTCCGGTTCAAACGTTCCGGTTGCAGGTGTAAATTCGCTCAAAACAACGCCAGCGTTGATTTGCAGCTGCTTAAACGTATCCGCCGGAATTTTTGTAAATTTCGCCATGAAATCAGTCCTTTCAGTTCGCGGTAATGTATTCGACCGTTACGTTCAAATACCGCCGCTTGATGTATTTGTCGGAATCGTCCGCGATGTTCTGGCACCACGGCGTTCCGCGCTTAATCCAAATTGCGCCGCCGTCGCACGGAACGAACACGCCGCCCAAGCCGATCGCGTCCGAAATTTCCTGCGCTTTGGCATTCGGTTCTGCTTCCTTTTCCGTGTAGTACCACAGATTCACCGTAAGCCCGATCTCTCCGCTGTCCCACGCGCCTGTGATGAGCTCATACGTGAGCCACGGAAAAATTGCATCATCCGGCACGCTCGAAGCCGGATACGCTGTCAGGAACTGTGAAAACCACGCGTGCAGCGCCTTATCTTTTGTCATGCCGGTAACGCCTTCTTTTCTGCCGTGAAATACTTGAGCGAGAAACTCGCCGAGCGTGGGGACTGCTTTGCCGTCGGTTCCGATGTCACACGGTACGTCTCCCCGGTCGTTTTGTCCCGGAAGAAGTCGTTATACTCGATAGGAACGCTTTGCTGAACCAGAACCGAGTAAACGCTTGTCACGCCTTCTTTTTCAGCTCTCCTTGCCTCCATCGACGTATCAAGTGCCTGATAATTGGAAAACTCAACGCCCTCGACCCAAGTTGTTTCGAAACCGCCCGCTCCGTCCGGAACGCGGCTTTTATCCAAGAGGACACACGGTCTTGCAAAATCGTCAAGTAAGCTCATATCTTCCTCCATTGGTTCAGGCGCGACTTAAAAACAGACTGCCATGTTACCATTCCAGCGCCGGTTGCAGACCCGCTTGTCGTTTTCGAATAGCTGTACCCGCCGAAACTCTCCGACGTGTACGGGCTCACGGCGATGTCTCCGTTCTTTTCCTGCCACGCCTTGATTTCCTCTCCCAAGCAGAGAAGTGCAGGAGGAACAGACATCGGCCAGATAGAGCCGTCAAAGGTCTCGTCTGCCATCGCGTAATCCGGGTATTGGTGAACTCCATCGTTGAAAACAGAGCCCACCACACGGAAAAACTGTCCGTTTTGCAAAAACGGCAGTGTGATGCTGCCGTTTTCGACCGTGTACGTACCACTGATTCTGTCAGTTTCGAACCAGTTCCGAAGCACGCCACATAATTCAGTCAGCATCACACCGCCACCTCCATTACTTAGCCGTTACCGCAGCGTTGCCAGCCTTCTGCGCCTTGTAAGTCGCGTCAGCCTCAACGACTGTGATCTTCTTGCCCGTAGCCGCCGTGATATCGGACTTGCCGTCCCACGTCGACCACGTTCTGACATTCTGACCATAGGTCACAGTCTCAGCCGAATCGCCTACCTTGTACTTGTAGACATTCCCAGACGTTTCCTTCGCCGGGTTGACTGTGATCTTCGTGTCGCCGGTTGCGGTTCCGGCTGCCGAAGTAACGGTCAGTGTGCCGAGCGAGGGGGTCTCGTCAATGTCAGCAACGGCAATGCCGTCCTGATACTCCGCGAACAGGGTCATGCCCATGATCGCAAAGGACTCGGAGACCGCCGTGGAGTAGTTGCCCTGCACGTGGAAACCAACCAGGTTTGTTTCGCCATCAGTTCTGTAGTCAAGACCGGCACGGGCGAAATCGCTGTCAGCTGGGTCGATGTAGTACAGAACGATGTTCTCAACCGGAGTCGCAATGACACGACCGCGCTTGATTTCTTCGTCAGACAGCAGGAACACGGTGCTGTAGCCCATGAAGTTCTTGATGTACTGGAAGCCGAACTCAGTCTGGATAGTGATATCGGCGCCGCCGAGGTAGTCATACAAGTCCATGACGTTCACAAAGCCGACAACGTTTGTCGCGGTTCTGTGCATCTGCTTGAACTTGTTGATAACAGCACCCTTCGCCATCGCAAGCGCACGCTGCCAGTTGGTTTCGCTGACGCTCAGAAGACCGGTATTCAGGTAGTCGTAGAACCGGTTCGTGACGTTGGTCTGAAGCTCATACAGGAAAGCTTCATCGGTCATCGCGACTGCGACGTCATATCCGTATTCCTTGATTGCCTCGATAGAGACCGCCTTCGCGTACTTTTCGACGTTGATGTTCGCATAGTCCTTCTCAATGACCGTCGCTTTGGAGTAGGGAATCTCTTCTCCCTCGCCGACGCTCTGCGCGAGCGTCACGCTTGCGGTCTTGGATTTCAGGACGGTGCCCGGCTGCTTTTTGATGGGGCGCATAATGCCGAGAATGTCGCGCAGGTGCTGCCAGTTCCGCGCAAAGCGGGTTACAAAATCGATTTCACGAGCGGTTACCTGAACGTCGCTCGTCATGGTCAGGTTGTTTTTTGCTGCCATATTATTCTTCCTTTCCAAACAAGTTGAGATTTGCGGCAATTGCTGCCTGCCGTTCAGACGCATCCCTGATTTTGAAGATGTCGTCCCGGCTCATAGCGCCGCCGTTGTTTGCGGGCGGGTCTTTGGTGTCCGCGCCCTTCTGTTTCGTGGTAACAACGAAATCTGCCCACTCTTCCTTGATGGACTTCTTCAAATCATCGGCGTTCTTGATCTTGCCGTCTTCCAATTCAACCGAAGAAAGATCGGTGACCTTTAAAACCGAATCAATGCGCTTTTCGCTGATACCCGCAGACTTCAAAAGTTCCCGATACGCGGATTCCTTCGCGCTCTTGGTTTCCTTCTGCATCTGCTCTCTTTTGTAGTCATCAAATTCCTTTTTGACCTTGTCGTGCTTATCCTTCCAGCCATCGTCGCCTTTGGCTTTCAGGTTTTCCAGCTCCGCCTGTACTCCGGGGAGCTTTTCAGCGTCTGCCTTATACCGCGCGAGATCGCTTTTCAGCCCGTCTACGGTATCGGTGTGCGCCTCAATGATAGTGTCCATCTGCTCTTCCGTCAGCCCCATGCCCTTTAGGAGCTTCCTTGTTAATGCCATGTTCTATCTCCCTTTCCCTTGTCGGCGGTTCTTTGCCGCGACAGAACAAAAAATGTGGCAACAGTCGTTTCTTCACTGTTACCACATTTATACCGCATATTTTAGGCTCTCTTACGCAAACTTTCAGCCATTTTTCAATTCATCCTCTACGATCTGCCGGTATTCGGAAGCATGGTCAGCCGCTGCGGGCTTCAAATACGGCTGTGCTTTATTGCCCGCCGTCCAGTGCCAATTCCCCTTTGCGTCCTGATATGCCCACGGCGTAGGTCTCCCGCCCGGATAATACTTACCGGTTCCGAGTTCGACGTATGCGGCATATTCCGTGTCACTTCCGATGTATGCAGCCGGCTCTTCTTCATCTACACGGTGCGTGATGCTGTTCCTCAGATTTCCGGTATCGACCGGGCAAAGCCGCTTCGCGTACTTTTCAGCCGTCATACCGATCTTTTCGAGGGCGCGAATCAGCGCATCGTGCATAGCGGACTTCACCTCTTCGGAATTGTCGATAAATTCAACGCTCATCGCCGATCACCTTCAAACACCGTTTCCATTCGTGTTTCTTTTCGGATTCTGGTTTCTGCTCAATGAGTGTGCATATAAGCGTACTCCATCGTTTTAGGTTCTCGCCGTTCGCATCTTTGTTTTCCAAAAACGCTAAAGTCTGCTTCATGGGGAGCAATTCCGCTCGCGTAATAAACGATTTCACAAAATCCCGAGAACAGCCAAGCTTTTCACATTTTGCGAACACGGCTCCAAGGTCTCTATTCTCTTGCAAAGCGTGTTTTTCGCGCAACTTTTTTGCGTACTCACTCAACGTCCATCACCATCCTTATGTAATAATGGTATTCGCCCATGCTTTCGTCCTCGCGGACTTCCTTAATCGTAAATGTTGAACCGCGCTTAAGTAAAAATTCGTACTCAGTATCTTGGAACTGCCCAGCAAGCTGATTGACATATGCTCCGCGCCCCGTTCCAGCGGGAATTTCGATATCAAGGATTGTCGGTTTTGCAGTTGCAACGCCATTGTTTCGAACAACCGTCGTGCTGGAATACGCCGATTCTCGAAATTTTTTTCCTATGAGTTCACTCAAACTATCCTGAACGTCATTATCTTCCACGAGCCTATCAATAACGTCGTTCATCACGCCGCGCTGGACACGAATATTGTCTTTTAACTCATATCGGCTTATTGCGCTATCAAGCCCTTTTATTTGCTGTTTAACAAATTCAGCATTGATATTTTCCCAATCGCCAGTTTTACGCAAATATGAGTTTATGTCGTAATACCCGCCGCCGGTATAATCGCCGATAGCGTAATCTTCATCTTCCGTCAAAGACTTTTGCCATTGCGCATGCTTGCTGCGTTTCTTCGCAAGCAGCCCACGTTCATCTCCGTCGTAATAGAAGAAATCATTTGCCGCATCGCCGGTGTCAAACTGTCTGTATGTTTTTATTATAGCAGATTCCTCGCCATCTGCAACTTTATTTGTCCCTTGCTTCCACCCCGCCCACTCTGCGTATGTCGTATTTTCAATCAGATCATTTTGCCCTGTCTCATGATTTCTGGCGCGGCGCTGTCCTCTGGATGTGTCAATTCCCTCTATCACAGATACCAGCGTGCAGCGGCAGTTGTATATTTCTTCCGGTCTTCCTTGCGGGTCTCCTGGGAAACGGCAACCATTAGAAAACTTCTTATCGTTATCCACGACTTCACCATCTAGCATCGCGTGAGAATGGCGCGTTCTTCCGTCCAGCGTCGCCATCCACTCTTTGCGGCATTTAATTCCCATCTTTTCAGCTGCAAAGTAAGAATCCATCCGTCCGGCGTTCTGCGCACCCGTGACTGCCGTTCGAGCTGTCCGGATAGCGGAATCGCGGCTCATGGTGACAATTCTAGATTGTAGATCATCTGCCATGTGCTTAATGCTCTTGCCCTGCAAAATTGAGCTTGTGACGCTGGCTGTGATCTGCTTTTTGCCCCATGCAAGATCAATTCCGCGCTTTAACGCTCTTTTCGGCGGGTAATACGGCATAAGCTCCGGCTGTTCCACAATCAAGCGCTTTACAGTCTGTTCGTCCCATAAATCAAAGCCGACATCGCCGGTCACTTGCTCTATGGTGTACGCCGCGAAATTCCGATTCAAACTGTAAATGCCCGGCGTTGCATCGTTGACATACGCAACAGCAGCAGCGTTTGCATTTGTCATGCGCTCTGCGACCTTATCCCGTAGCGACTCAAAGCGCTTTCCACGCCCGATCTGCGCAAGCCGCCATTGCTTGTATTGTTCCTCGGTGATATCGCCAGCGTCCAGCCGTGCCTTTTCAGAAGCGTCACGGTCTGCGAACTTTGCGAAATACTCCTTGATGATATCCGTCAGACCGTCATACGCTTCTTTGTAAGAATCGTATATCCGCTTTTCGAGCGCCTTTAACTCTTTTTCGGTGAGGTCGTATCCCTTATCAGGTCTCATCGTTCACCATCTCCGGCGGCTCGAAGCTGCGCTCAATATCCTCTGCCGCTTTTCTTTTCAGAATTTCGGCGACTTCTTCCTGCGTCAGCCACGGGAGCTTGTTCAAAATTGTCTCATCATCGAGGTAGTTTGCCGCAAGAAGCACCATCTGCGTTTGTTCCAGCTGATTTGTTACCTTAGAGCGAGTAAAAGATGGCTCATCCTCAATCCCGACGATTTTGAAAAGCGCCTGTAAGAAATCAATTACGCAGTATTCGAATTGATCGACCTTGTTATCCATCGACTGATATGCCGCAGTGATCTCCGTCGCTGTTTTCTGCCCGCCTTGCAGTTTTGTAACGTCCAACATCTGAAAATCTCGGTACAGATCGTCACTGATTCTGGAAAGAAGCGCTTCCCGAGCTTCAACCGGAATTGTGAGCGTATGAGCCTCCGCCTTCGCGCCGTCATCGTCCACAAGACCCACGCCAATTCGCCGCATGGACTCTTTGAACCGTGCCATATCGATCTCGTCCATGCCGCCAGCATTGGAGATCGTCCAGTAAATAACGGATGCATCATCAACCGTATTTGCAAAGCCGGATTTGATCAAATCGTAGCAGTCAATCGCCTCGCGCTGTCCGACCAGTTCAGACTGCTTTGCGCGGTTCCCGTACATAGGAATAATAGGGAAGCCCGGATAATTCTGATACGCCAGAAGTTCAGTCCCGTCAATCTCAGAAGTCGCTTCCACAGCCACATAGCCGCGCTTTGGCTCCAAGATCATCATTTCTTCCCCGCTCCGTCGGATGTACTGTGTAAATCCGTCAGGTTCGAATAGAGTAGCACGCAGCGGCTTGCTTGTGCATACTTGCCAGAAACGAATGCCCGACCGAAGCGCTCCGTTTTCCTCATCCAGAAGCGGAACAAATTCTGTCACATCAAACACTTCAAGGTGATCGAGATTCCAGAAACCATAGGAAACGCCGCCGACAAGCGCGTCGTGTGCTGCGTCTTGGAGCCGTGTGTCAAACCCAGCGCCCAACTTCGCTTTGTTTTCCTCTTTTTTCAGTGTCACGCCGTTTCCAAGCAAATACTGTGTTTCCTGCGTGATGAAATTTGCAAAGAAATTGCTTCGAAGCTTATAGTTCGGACTGTAGTTGTCCGGAATGACTTTCCCGTTGAGTGTATAAAGCAGCTTTTGAAAATTAGCAATCGTCACATTCCGGTGCGCGTCATACTCCTTCGCAATAACCGCCTGTTTGTATAAATCCGAGTCTTTGTGATTATTTATCGCGGACAGAACAAATTCCATCCGTTCCCGGTCAGACTTTTCCGCGACCTCTAAAAAATCCTGATATGTTTTCATCTTTTACCTCACCGCGCCAGTTCCGGCACAAATCTGTGTTCTTTGAAGTGCTTTTTCAAGACCGTCATTACCATGTACCGTACTTCGTCCATAGCGTGGTCGTTTTCCTTCACGACGCGGTCAGATTCTGCTTTTTCGTCCCACCTGTAAAGCCCGAATTCGCGGATGGCGTCCTCGCAGCTCTCATGGATTTTGAGCTTCCCGGACGCGATCATCTCAGCCGTTGTCTGTATGCCGGGCAGTACATCATTCACAGCCCCGCGAACTTTGAACTCATGGTGCTTCTTTACGGTGGCAATAAAAGCGTCCGCCGACGGGTCTACAATCAGGCATTTTATATCTCTCCCGCCCGCGAGGCGCTTGACCTCTGAATAATACTCTTCCGGCGTTTTTTCTTTCCGTTCTTCTCGCCCGCAGTAGTAATACTCTCCGATTCGCACCGCGTCCGTTTTCGTCACGCACCACAAGCCAGCCGAAAACGGATTGTGCGTGCCGTAGTCAATGGAAATGTAATAATCGCCAGTGTCCGGTATGTCCTGCACAATGCAGGAATCGCCGAACATAGGGTATACAAGTCCTTCTGCCAGCGTCCATTTCCCAAGAATGTATCTATCGTAGAAAACCGTTCCGGCATATTCCTTCTTTAGGTTTTCTACGAAGGAAGGAGGCAAGAACGGATTATCATCAATTGTATAAACTTGGCTGAAAATATCGGCATTGCTGTCCAAGAACTTTTTCAGCCAATGGTTCGGATATTGCGGGTTATACGTTCCGTCAAAGCATGAATACTCTTTATCAAGTCGACTTTTTAGAAGTGCAAAGACTTCTTCCGACCAATCTGCAACCTCGTCGCCGTAGCAATACTTGATTGACGCGCCGCGGATTTTCGAGACCTGAGATACCTTTTCCGCACCGAGGCAATAGCACTTCTCGCCAAATATCCAAGCAGTGTTATCGCTTGATATCGTCCCTACCAGCTTATCGCCGTAAAGATTTCGCATCGGCTCGAGCACGTTTCTCTCGATTGTGGATTTTGTGACACCGAGGATGACGGCAAGCCCATCTTTACCGGCACGCTCCCGAATACGAAGTGGGATAATCCATTTAAAATCAAGATACGTCTTCCCACTTCGGGTCGCTCCGCCCTTAAAGTTCCAGCGGTGATTTGCGTACCTCGCAAATTCAAGTTGTTTCTGACTTAACAGCATCTCTAAACTCCCTAAGCAGACCATCCAGCTTATTCAGGCTGTCGTTGCTGCTGGCCGTGTTCTTCGTTGCTTTGTCAACGATAATACCAAATGATGTCGCGATCTGGCTCAGCGTCGCTGTAGAGATTTTTTCTGGGTCAGTCAGCGCTTTCAGGTGCAAAACGATAGCTTCCTGCATCGCGCCTTTCTGCGATTCCATGAAAGCCAGCATCTCAGCCGTGTTTTCCTCTTTTTTCTGCTGTACTTTTTCGCTGATATCTGGTGATGCGTCAACAATTCTCTTCACAGTCTGGTGCGTGACGCCATGCTTTTTCGCGACAGCGTTGTACGACTGCATTTCTACCCAGTCGGCAACTATTTTCTTTTTTTGCCGATCTGTCAACCTCGCAGCCATAATCACCACCTCGTTACCCTGCCAGCGACGTAAATTCTGGCAGGTAAGCGAACCTCATTATCTGTTCCCCGTTCGCCTTGCAAATTTTGTAGATTTCCTTGTAGTGAGTTCCTTTTTGCATTTCTTCTGAAACTGTGTGCAAAATCATATCTTCAAGAAACCCGATTACTGATATCGTTTTGAAGGGGACGCTGTCGCGCTGTCCGCCTTGAATCCCGACAAGGTCGTTTACCAATTTCGAGTAAATCGTGTATACCTGCTTTCTCATATTTCGGCTGCCTTGTGCTTCTGCATAGTCAACCAGATCGGCAAGCGTGTCCGTCTCTGCTCTCCGCACGAGTTTCCCTTGTTTTCTTGTCATCAACCATTCGGAAGACTTTCTTTCACGGATAAAAGCTTCCATGCGGTTAAACGCTGCGATATATTTTAGTTTCCACTCAAGCGCTTCTTTCCCGGTGAACCCCATTACCAAGAGAGAAAATCCATCGCGGTTCATAAGGTATTCTTTGTATGAGCGCCCGCGTTCCGTGTCATAGTGGCTCTTGATGAACATATTTTTCACCGAGCAATTTTGCGCAGTGAGATTTTCAATGCTGCGAGTCACGCTTCTGTGGTCTTTGTTGAAGCGATCGGCAATCGTCCTGCTGCTCACAACAGCCTGTTCTTTGCGTTCAAAAATCATCAAATCTTCATTCATGGTATAATCTCCTTGTATTTTATTCGCAGCTGTGGAGAACGAGCCGCATTTTTTATATTTCTATCTCCTTCGTGCCCCACCGGATTGCGGTTTCCGGTGGAGCTAAGAAAAAGGAGGTTCCGCAGTACGCTGCGTAGCCGTAAGAAGGATGAAAGCGCAGAGGATACACCTCTACGCTCTCAACGATACACTATGTTTAAGGCTCTCTTACGCAAACTTTTGAATATAAACCACGTTTTTCTGCCACCAAGTAGATAAACTGCCTATGCCATTCCTGAGCGGTACGCTCCGAAACATATACCACCATAGCAGCGCCCTGTAAGGTGTGTGTACGCTTCCAAAGGACCAGATCAATAAGCTTCAGCCGTTCCGCACCATCGGAAAGCTGCTTTGTTTCCTCGACAGCAGCATCTACCGCGTCGATTTCCTCTCGCGTCATAAGCGTACCGCCCTTGTAGCTTCGTACCATCCATTTTGCGTAGCCCCACCACCCATAGCGCGGTTTGCTCACCCTATCAGCCCCCTTACTCTGTTCCGCCCAATATTTTCTTGATATCCTCTGCATTGATTTTGACAATATCCATTACAACGTCGCTCATAATGTTAGCGGCAAAAATAGCCTTGTCTTGCCCTGTCGCGTTGAAATATCCCGTCTTCGTTGTCCCATCTTCAGCAGACGCAACAATGCAGATCGAAGATGGTTTGAACTCCAGCACAGTTTTCAGGGATTCTTCCAGCCAAGTGGAGTATTCCTGTTTTGTAATATCCCCCATCATCTGCCCGAGCTCCCGAACCCGTTTTCCCCGCGTTCCGTCTCCTCGAGCGAGCTGACCACTTCCAGTTCCGGCAGGATGCAGGGCAGTATAACAAGCTGCGAGATCTTGTCACCCCTACAGACCTTGTAAGGCTTGCTTCCGTGGTTGTATAGCTTGACCATGATGCTTCCGGTGTAGCCGACGTCTATGACCCCTTCGCTTGTGATTCCGTGCTTGACATTCAGACCGCTTTTGCTCTTGAGAAATCCCACGGTGTTTTTGGGCAGCTGGACATGCACGCCTGTATCAAACAATTCGCTTTCTCCGGGGTAGATGTAAACGTCGTCGCTCGCGGAATACAGGTCTAACCCCGCATCGTATTCATGCGCCCTTGTGGGCATGAACGCCAACAAATCTAAAACAATTTTCATTTTTCCCACCAATCCTTGATTGTATCGTTCCGTTCGAAAAACGGCTGGAAGAACGGACCGCAGAGCTTCTTGAGGCTCGAGTCCAGCCGGTGAATTGCATCGTCGGATTCCTTCTTGCCCAGCCATGCCACGCCGTACTCTGCGTCAAGCTGCTCCATTTTGTCCAGAAGTTCCTTTGCCTTCGCCGGGCTTTTGAGCATGCCCAGTTCATGCGCCGCCACAAAGAAAAGGTCCGTCACCTTCTGCTTTCCAGCTTCCATACCGGCGGCAAAATAAGCCTTGTTGCTTCTGCGAATACGCTTTGCCAGATCGTTCATTGTACTCATAGCTGTATCCACCTCTCACAAGAAAACAGTTTTATCGGTGACTTGTCCGTTGTCTGTGATTTCTACTTCCATTTCGTCAGATAATTTCACGCGGATTTCTGCCCGCTTTGCACGAAATGGCGCAAATGACGAGTTATAGCAGTCGCATACAATGTAGTCTCCATCAAAACGGAACGTGTTTTTGTGGCAGTCCTTGTACTCTGCATTCCTGTTGCAGGTTGAAAGCTTTGCCCATCGTCCCTTCCAGTCCGGAGCTTTGATTTTGTAATCAGGATACGCTTCCTGGAATGCTGCATACTTTTCCGGGAATAAACCCCGTAGCTGATGCAAGAACATCGGAACGGTTTTATCTTGATAATCCCGAATTACGCCGCCCATCATTGATCGTGGGATAAAATCGCAAATTCTCTTGATGTTTTCAGGCGTGAGTTTATCTGCGCTTATGTACAGTTTGTTTGTGCTAAAATGCGGGTCATCGCAACGGATTCCCCCGCCGAAATCCTCCAACCATATATAAGAAACGGTGAGAAAAGCGTCTTCTCCTATGCGTGTAATCAAATTGGTTGATGGATATTGCAATTTCCCATAAGCTGGATTCGTTCTGGCTTCTTCCTGAACCCGTAAAAATGACTTTGACCGTTTTGTTCCACCATCCACAATTGTTATCTCACCGTTGGGGCATCTGACGCCAAATAGTGTTGTTACGCAAAAACACTTTCCATTTTTATAGGCAGAGCATTCCTCGGCTCGGTTGCAGCGGATGTATTCCGCTCTTAACCTACAATCCCTACTACCATCTCCGTATAAATGCGCGCAAATGCAGTTATCGTTCACAGTTTAACCCCCCTTATGTACTTATCGAAATACGTTGTTGCTACCGCCATCGCCGCCCACATATCCGCTGCGAACCCGTAAAAGAAGCCGGGGCTCTTCTTTGTGCCCTTGCCGTAGTTCGGCTGACCGGGCGCGTAGCGGTCGACGAGGGCTTGTCTGATGTTCACATCCTTTGCCGACGCTCTGCCGCAAAGGTAAAGCTTTTCTTCCCGACGGAAGATCTTCTGCATTTGGTATCCCTTCCGGTAAAGCTCAGCATATTCCCAGAACCGCCCAACCCAAAAGCAGGTGTCAAACACCTCTTGACCGACTGGCATTCCCATACCGGCAACCATTTCGATTGCCAGGTGCTGATACTCCCGGCAAAGAACGGGGAATATCTCCCCGTTTGGAACTTTCCCAACGTCCAGCACCTTCCGGATTTCCTGCCCGTCGTGCTCCGCCAGCACATAGCCGGATTGAATGTTGCCGGGGTCAATCGCAAGAATTGTTCCCACCTTGCAGCCTCCTTCCGGTCTCGCACGGCTTCATCTCGTCGCAATCACCGTATTTCGCGCAATGTGCTGCAAACAGCCCCTTGAACTCCGGCAATTTGTCGATTACAAGGCAGCACATCATTTTCACAGCCTCGCGCGTCTCCTTTGCCGCCAGCCAGCAAAGCCGCTTTTCTGCAATGGTCATCAGCTCTTCGGCATTCATGTACTAAATCATGTCTACCGGCGCGTCCTGCCGCGCTGCGTTCCGGTCGTATTCGTCCTGCCGGTCATTCCGCTGTGACCGGATAAACGGCTGTGCGTGGACGTGGCGGGCTAAATGGGTGCTTACCCAGTACGGCACGCCCTCAAGATAAAACGCAAACTGTAACGTCCGAATGGGGCTATGCCGCGCCCGGAGGATGGCGTGTTTCCACTCCATATCCGGTGCTGTTTTCATCTCCTTTCCGATGGTGACTAAAGCGCACTGTTTTGCAAGCGCCCAGTCCTCATCGGTGGGATATTTCAAAAGTGTAATGTTCATCCTTCCCTCCGTTCTCCGTAGCTGCAATACCCGTCAGGCTCCGGGTCTGAAAGCCCTCTCCGATCTGCGCAGTACGGGTCATTTTCTTCATTCCGACGGAAATTCTTGCAATCTTGGCAACGCACGACCGGTTCAGCGTCTACCGAGGGTGCATATGCAATCAGCTCCTGAATTTTCTGTCGCGCTTGGCTCAACATTACGCGCGTGATAACATTCTCGGTTTTGCTCCGATCTTCCATGTACTTTTCTTCTGCTGCGTCGTATAGCCGGTTCGCATCAATCAGCCACATTATTGCTCCCCCCTGTATTTGTCTGATACTCGCCGTAGCTGCAAAAATCTGTTTCCTTCCGCCAGAAGCCATCGTTTGTTCTCAGGCAGACCATAGCGCCGTTCGATTTGCTGTCGTAGTCTCCGTACTTGCAGTCCTTGCAGCGAAGCACCCTAGCGTAATCTTCTTTCATCACGTTTTTGAAAATGTTCAGAGCGATTTCCACCTCGTCCGTGTTTTTCACCATTTGCACAAGCTGCGCTTTGCTCATCTTGCACAGATCGTTCAGCATCTGCTCAAAATCACCCATTGTCTGCGTCCTCCATCCAGCCGTCCATGCGTGCCCCGCAGTGCGGGCAGTAATCCATTCGCGCGTCAAATCCGATGTCGCACGCCGAGCAATACTGGATATCTCCTGCCGCTTCGCTATGGAACGGTATCCACTTCGCGTGAACCACCGGCACAGCATCTACGACTGGCAGACTGTATAAGTCCTCACGTATCCCCTCGTATCCCCACTCCACTTCGAGGTGATCGATTACTGCATCTAAATCAACTAACCGCACGATCTTCACCTCCATCCATACGCGCCCCGCAGTTGGGGCAGTACTTGTAATTCAGAAGGCTCACGTCATCATCCGTCTCGAAACACCATTCTTCACCGCAACTGGAGCACTGGATTGTTGTGAGACTGTCCCAATCATCGTCAGATCGCAGCCATTCCCCATTCACCACCTCCGCAACGTCGGCGGCGGGCATCCGCCTGATTTTATTTCTGATCTCGTCGATCATCCGGTTTTGCGCCGGGCTTCGGCACGCGCCGTATTGACTTGCCACTGCTTTCATCGCAGCGTCCCGCCGGATATATTCGTCAGCCATCCTTCTTGCCCTCCATTTCCTGCAAAGCCTTCTCGGCTTCTTCGCGGCTCAAAAATACGGTCCTTCCAAATGAGCTAGGATTGACTCCGTACTGTTCTCTTAATCCATCTACTGTGGAAAATACAATGGTCGTAACGCGGCTTCCAATGTTTGCAAATTCTATCACGCATTTGCGGGTGTGCCGCATCCCGTCAAGATTCGCCCACACCGTATCGCCCACCTTGCACGGCAGCACCACCACGCGCCCGTCTTTGTCGGCTTTCATCAGCTCCACCATTCG